GGAGTACCTGCAGCAGTAACTGTCATTGAATTAGGGAGAACAGGTATGTCGAATATATTAGATTCAAAAGCCGGAGTTGCATCATCGTACAATAATTTACCAACACCAGTACCTTCAACAAAAAGATAAACGTGCTTACCACTTGCTGTGAAGTGCATTTTTTCAATATCAGCAGCGGTGTACCCTGTGAATATGTCAGCAACCTGAGTACCGTCAAAAGCATGAACCCTAACATACGCAACACCTACTTCAATAAGTGCTGAAGAGTTAGGTGGTGAGAATAATTTAATTTTACTATCTGCAGTTTTTCCGTTTTAAAATAGCTCTTGAGAAACGAGAAAGTAAACCACCTGTCTTAGAGACTAAAGTATTTCTACAAGTAGCTAAACCTTTCTTGAACTTATCTAAAGTTACATGATCGTGAAGAATAGGATCAAGCTCTCCTGATGAGAAACTATTTAAAGGTTTTAAACTCACGACATTCTCTCCTGTACCCATTCTGAACTTTCATAATCTGCTTCGTAAACAAAGTTCTCTCTAGTGTCAGTCTCTTGAGCTTCGATCTTCTCAATGATATAATCTTCTTTAATTTCTTTTCTTAAAGTCTTAGCTCCCTTACCTACCAAGAGTGGAGCTGATAAATAAGCTAGTTTGTAAGATAAAGCCATGATTGCATTTGAACATAGTGATTCAATTAAAACATCTTTAGGAATAATTTCTGCTACTGCACTAGCTTCATCAGTGAAGATAACTTTAACACCATTGTAAATCTTTACGGCCTTTGCAATGTGAGTTCTCTTGGTATCTCTAGCAACACATGACTTCAATCTTCTGAAGAAAGCTGCGTTAGTAGGATATTTATAAGCATAAGTCCACAAGTGATTTGTAGGTAAAGTTTCGATTAATTCTAAGGTGACTTCTTCAGAAGTTGAATCTAAATCTAAATCTTTAAGGGTAGTTTCTAATGCTACATCCCAATGAGTATTCAAGATAGCTACTTCAAGACTTTCATCTGTTTCAGTATCTGAAATCTCACTGGCGAGTAGTAATGCGGATAATGCTAAATTATAAATCTGTACTTTTGTAGAACTCATTTTCACCCTCGCTTAAAAGGCGAGAGTTACTTCTTCGCCTTTTTTCTTTAAAGTATTGCTTTCTCTTTTTTCCATTTCTGGATCAGTGCAAATCATCCATTCACCAAATTGCTCTTCTGATTTGATGTTAAACTTTTCACCTTTAGAAATTCTCTGTTGTCCAAAGAATCCTTTCCTGTCAGCGATAACTTCAATCCCTTGCTTGTTTAATTGTACAGGAACAATACTGTCGTTGTCATCTTCAGGAGACTCTATTTTGACTTTTTCTTCATGTGCAGGAGGTATTAAACCTTCTGACGAACTCTCACCAATTTTCTCTTCAGAATCTGAAGGGGTGATGACAGCTTGTACTGGCATTTCACTCATAATTTATCCTTAAACGAAAAGAAGCCCCTCCGAAGAAGGGCTTGTTAATTAATATTTAAACTATTAAACTGTAGCGTACATTTACTTTTACAAATGACTTATACTGAGCAATCTCATCTTGAGGTACTAAGTAAATGTCAGCAGTAATAGTAGTTGTTCCACCACTAAGAGTAACTCTAGCACCTAGGTACTGTTTACTCATTGTCCCTTGTGGGATTGGAACTTCTAACTGATCACCTAGAGTCATAGCTGCTGCAAGAACAGTAACTGTAGACAATACATCAGGAGAAGTAAGAGCTGCTGCGGCTGATTGAATTACTTCAACAGTCATAGTCGATCCTGCTCCCTGAGCAACAGTCGGTAAAACTAAAAGAGCCATTCTACGTCCAATACTAATATCTTGGGCTGCAGATTGTTTCTTATAAGAGTGAGTTGAAACCGCAGCCGAACCTGTAAAGGCTTGCTCGATTGACAACTGGTTTTCTGAATCAAATCTCATTATAGTAACCTCCGAAAAATTAAATAAAAAATAAAGCAAATAAATAAAGGAGCCTTTCGACTCCCTTAAAACTTAAACGATTCTAGCTTCACTGTTAACTAAGGCATCCATTCTCTTGATAGGATCACCAAGGAAATGAAGAATCTGTTTACCTTCAACATTTTGAAAGTTAAGACCACCACCTGCACCAACTTTCGTTAGAGCTTGCTTATGAAGATGAGCTTCTACAGTTCTGTTAACATACCAAACACCTTTTCCGTTTTGTACGTTTTCAATTTTGTAGTTAGCAGAAATCATAAGATCAATAAGATCAGCAGCACCAGTACCAGAAACTAAGTTCGATACGTCAATATTACAGATACGAGCAGCTTGCCTATAATCTTTAACAACTAAACCATGGTCAGTTAGAAATTCTTCTTCATAACCCCATAGTGAACCTGCAGCTCCGTTTGTATCAAGAGCTTCAATCTTAATAACCTTTCCACCTTTTGAGTGATCATTTCTTGTAAGACCTGCAGTTGTACCTTTTGGGTAAACTCCAAAGATCGAACGTTCACCATGATGAACTTTAAGAATTGAACAGTTATCAGAATCAGTTCCACCTGCATCAATGATTTGATTAGATGTTTCTTCTGAAGCTGAAAGAGTTGAATAAATATCAAAAAGTCCTGCAGTTTTACGATTAGCAAGAGCAGGAGAACCGTAAATCATAAGATCAGCAAGTTCATTCGCATGAGCTTGAAGATGACCTTGAGCTTGGTTCCATCTGTTGTAAGCTACTCTGTCCATCCCACCACGTTCTGCAACGGCACGATCAACTTGAGACTTAGATTCAAAGTGAGTAGCTGTAAAGCTTCTTTCTTCGATTGACTTTTACTTGAAGGAATAGCTTGGTTAGCTTTTTCTGTAATATACTTCAGGAAGTGCTGAACGAATATCTTCTTTATGGATAGTCCTTCATTCAATTTCTGTGTATATCATGTCTTCTAGCATAGCATTTTGATTCATTAGAACCTCGGCAACTCCACCGATAACTTTGTTCTTGCCTTTAGCTACATCTGCTAAAGTTAAAACTTGTGCGCCTTTTGCTGCCATAGTATTCCTCCGAATTTAATTAACTATATAATTCATCTAACAAATTTACCTCTTCCTTTTTACAGTAGGAGGTTCACCTGTGGTTAGTTTCGTTGTTGGGTTTAATATCTTATCCAACTTCAAAAAATACCCTCATAATATAAGGAGGCAGCATTGTACCTCGCTCTGTCAAGACTTTTTTAGTATCAGGCATATATTTGTCTAATACCTTTTCAACTCGGTCAACATTTTTAACGAAGTTTTCTCCTCCGAAATCAGCATCACCTCTAATTCACTCTTCCAAGCCTTTCTCTGCTCTTTAACAGCATTTTCTCTTTCAGCTACCAAGGAATCATTGTCACTCTTGGCAAGCTTGACATAGGCTTCTACTTGCTTGTCATTTAGACCATTCTCTTCAGCAAATTTAGCTACTGTTTCTTTATTAACAGAGTCGGGTAATTCGTCAATATGTTTTTTGATATTTTCTTTTACTTCTTTAGCAGCTTTATCTGCAGCTTTCTCTTCGTCCGTTTTGTTTTCTTCGTCTTCCTTTTCTTTAGCAAGTTCTTCGGCAGTTTTCTCTGCAGGTTTTTCTTCAGGTTCGTCTTCTTCTCCATAACCAGTTGCTTTTTTCTCGACAGGAAGTTCGTCAGTAGGTGCAGGTTTTTCATCAGCTTATCCTCTGGAGTTTCTTCTTCAAGATCAATAGTGTCTTCTCTTCAGAGTTGTGTAACCTAAATCATCAACTTCATTTTCAGTCGTTACTGGTGGTGTTGGCATCTCTTTCGATTCGGTACTCTTCGAGTTTGTTGTCATATCTTTCTCTCTCTAGTTTAGATAATATGCTTGCTGCTTTTTCTGCATCAGCTTCGCATACGAGTTTATAAATTGAATTACCTGCTCTTAGAAAACCTAAGCACTCAAATAAATCATCACCTTTTAAATTTCTTTCAGGAAGATTGTTAACTTCAAAGTTCTTAAATAAGAATCTAAAAAGTTTCTCTCCTTCCTTGGTTTGAAGAATAGAAGCAATAGCCAAGAGAGCATCTCTATGTTCGATACTTTCTTGGCGAGCTTTTTCATTGTAATAATCTGTAGCTGTTACTTCACTTTTCATTATTCATGAACACTATATCTACAGTACCCTCTAAGTTTTCCTGCACTAATAGCTGCACCACCGATGACGAAACTAATATCACAAGATGCTGCAATATCATCAACCATATTTGCTGCTGTACCTGTAACTGCACTTGCTAAGAATGAACCATCTGTTACTGCTGATTGATCGGCTGCTGAAAGAATGTTGTTAGCGTCTTCACACTGAACAGCTAGAGTACCTGATCCTGCATCTACAATTTGAGTTTCTACTCTGAACCAACACTTCTCAATGATAGCTTTAGCAGGTAAGCTAACGCCTGTAGCGATAGTACCTATAACACCACCATCAACAGCAAAGTCATAATCAAAAATAGCTATACGACCTAAATTAAGACCTTCATCTTGAGAAACTTGTGAAGCTTCACCTGCATCGAGATTAAATTTATCTCCAATCTTAGTACAACTAAGACCTGTTCCACAGTTGATACGATTAAAAATCTTAAGACTTGTACCATCAGCTAGACCTTCAAATCCTGCTGAAGCATTTAGGGAAAATAATGCGAAAATTGTAACCATTAAAAACTTCATAATAACCTCCAAGTTATATTTATTGTTGTTGTAATCCTGACATATCTTTAGCTGCTTTCGCTACTGCAGGTAGCGTTTGCTCTAACTCTCTCTGTTTAGCAGCTTGAGCTTGGGCTTGCTCTCTCATAGCGTCCACCTTACTCTGCGGATTATTTAATCCTGAAGGTAAGTATAAACGATCTTCATAAAGATCGGCAAACTTATCTAAGTTAATTTTATCTAAAACTCTAGGATCAAGTTGAGCAACGTTACTCATAGCTTGAACGTAACGATCAATAGAAGGTAAAATCTGCAGCTCTTTGAGCTTGAGCGAAAACTGAGATGAACTCAGGTTTCAAGAGATTGACCTGCTAAAGATTCTGGTGGCGGTCTTAAGAAAGGGTCTTCAAATAAAACATAAATCCATTACCCACTCAAGAACAGGAACGTTATAAGTTTGAATTTAGAGACTGTAAATTAGGTCCAATGATTCGTTGCTGTTCTTCAACAATGGCTGAAGTTTCTGTAGCAGTACGAGTCTTAGGATTTTTAGAAAGGTATAAAAGAAAGTCAGCATAATAAAGTTTATCTACTTGACCTCTTAAGTCTTCTACATCTTGAATCACAGCACCGATAGCAGGATTAATTTGGAAGACTGATTCTAACTTATGTCCTGCACCTACTGACCTTGCATCTAAAGGGATGAAAGTGTTTGGAGCATTACTGATATAACTTTTTCTTAAACTGGCAGGACCTTGTAATGTAGGTCTTAGCATTTGTTCAAGAGCTTGATCTTTACCTATAGCTTTCTTGTTAAGAGATTTAATACAACCAAGAGCATCTATAGTTGGTCCCTTCTCTCCATACTCTGAAGAGTTAGTAGACTTTCCAATTACAAAAGGTTTTCTCTTGGAAGTGAATCTCTTTAAGAAGATAGTGTCATCAAGACGAGCTGTATCACCTGTCTGAAGATTACCTGAGTCTGAACCTTTATTAGAACTACCTGTTTCGTAAGTAAGCTCTAACCATTTTCTATTCTCGATATTATCAGGGTCTTGTGGATCGAAGTCAGGATTCTCTTTAACTACATGAACTATGTCCATACACATTGAGTAGTTACCATCTTGATATGCTTTCTTCACACCATGAGAAATATTACTCCATTCAATTTGACCAGTAGCTTTTTGAAGTCCGAATGAATCTACAATAGACTTAACGTTCATTGAAAATTCTCTTACAAGAACTTTAGCTTCACCGTATGAATCATTAATTACATAGTAAGAGCCGGGCATTAAAGTATGAACGTGGAAGTTATTCTCAAGCACTTCAAAATAATGTGCGCCTGTATTAACAACTCCATAATCATAATAAAATGTACCTGCAGCATGATAGAAATTTGAAGTACCTAAATAATTCATTACTCTATTTGTAAAATGCTGAAGCCATTCTTGTTTTCAAAGTTCTCATCCATCTCACCGTCTCTAGTTCCTATACGTGCCCAAGGACGAGAAGCTGAAGTGTTACCTTCTAAGAAACCTGCAACGAAAGACCTAAGTGCTAAAACATGAGTAGCATCAACTATGTGTTGATTCTTTCTCTCACCTTGAGTCTGAGATAAAATCCATGATGAACGATGAGGTAAACCCCAACGTAAAAGATCACACCAATCTCTACGAACATTATTAAAAGTGTTCTTAGCTTGGTGTCTTAAAAATTCGCAATTTTGTTTTGTACTTTTCATAATCCTAGAAAGTCTTGTTCGTCAGTACCTAGATCAGAAAACCTAGAGTTACCTTTTGAGGCTGACGACTTAACTCCTCCTCTTGCATTACCTGCTGAACGGGATTTCTGTAATTCATCTCTAGCTGATAGAGCTTGATTATCTTTTCTCTTTTGTTCTGCGTTTGCTTTCGATTCTTCAAAGCGTTTACGTGATTCTTCATTTGCTTCTTCAGCAGCCTTAGCTCCTGTCACTTCTTTAAGAACATCAACACCTGCTTGTCCAGTGACACCTGCTCCTACTCCGCCTTCATCAGATTTAAACCCTACAGCTCCACCAGTAAAGGCTTGAGCTGCAATATCTAGTGCGCTTTCTAAAAAGCTATTTCCACCACCTGTACTCATTTTAAGACTCCATCCGATATAATGTTTCAAACTCTTTAAAACCTAGCTTATTTAAAGTCTGAGGTTTTATGTTGGTTTGACTTGTCAACATAGTAATTATATGATCGGCCTCCGTTTTTCCTATGTCAATGAATTTCTTAAATAGATGGTAAGCAGCCCTTCCAGAGTCAGGTTTAACGAAGAATGACTGTTGTTGCAATATCGTAACATTTGTGTCAAAGATGCTCGGAGTTTTAAAAGCTATCATCCATCCTCTAATTTCCCCGTCTCTTCTAACTACCAAGAATAGACCTCGTTCCATCATTAATTTATAATCAGCATTTCTAAAGTCGAAGAGATTTCCAAATTGTTCATTCAAGTCAGGAGCATTTTCTAAGATGAAGTATTCTAAATCATCGTCCATTGAACGTTGCCGACTAATCGTATAAGTCATCATCGTCTCCATAAATATCTTCAATGTTATGATCAGGCATTTTTAAAAGTTTCTTCACCAACACTAAAAGCTGTTCCATCAGCACCGACTTCATTTTGCGGAAGACGATCAATAATCTCATGTGCGAATAAAAGTACAGCACCATCAGCAATATCAGGAGACTTACCAACGCGATCTTTAATGTCCTGTTTAGCTTCAGCCATTTTCTTATGGGTTACTCTGTGACGAGTTCCCTTGGTCCAACATAATTGTTTCTTAATGTCTTCAATCCAATCTTCGTTTTTAGAATCAAGTACCCCACCTTGGAATAAAGCAGTTTGTAATTTGTAATACATCATAGCTCTAATGTTTCCGAACTCAGACTCTTTAGGATCAGGTTGATCTGTTGGAGAGTTAGCAAAAGAAACTAATACCCAATGATATTTCTGAGCGTTCATTGCAAGAGTAAAAATACCTGTACCTTCACCTTGATCTATGTGAACTGAATCAGCACCTAACTGTCTCTCCCAATAACAAAGCTTGTTATAAGTATTCTGGTGAGTCTCTCCCATTTGCTTATTAAGTTTATAACGCTCAAGTAGACAACTATAATGTCCTTGCTTGTACCAGATTGTTGTCTCATCTCCACCTGTCCAAGCAGGGTCACAGGATAGAATGACAGGGAAATGTGAGACACTTGCTCTATCGAAGTCCTTACGTCTCGCTAGAGCTGCCTCCACTGCTTCTAATTTAATAATCGAGTCTTTAGCTGACTTTCTTGGTAAACCTCTTACACGGACTCTGAAGTCGTCTGAGTTCTCATCTCCTCCACTGTCAATAAGCCATGCTTCAATTTGTTTCGGATCAATATGTGATAACTCTCTTGTATCAATTCTTCTTGACCTCCAAATTGGTGAAGTCATGTTCTGTTCAAATTTAGATTCAGGATCATCAGAGTTAGCAAAAGCTAAATGTAACTTGATAGTTTCTGTCTCAGTAAATGCACCTGAAGCGTACTGCCATATCTTAGCAGGAATACCTGCGCCCTCTTCAAATACATAAACACAAGCTCCACCTTTATTGTGAAGTCCTGATACTGCAGAAGGGTTTTGTTCATTCCAAGTGAACCTGTCGATCTTCCAGTTATTAGCGAACTTAGGGTTCTTGGCTTTAATAGTTGTTCCAAACTTTTTCAAAGAAGTGATCAACGAACCTAGCTCTGTTAAACCATAAATCATACTCCGGCCATATAATTTGAGAGAGTTGCGGATCAGTGTTAGCAGTTACTCTTGCTTTCAATCTTTGAGTGAACAACAACATTATTAAAGTCATTGCACCGAAAGCAGTTTTAGCAGCACCGTTACCTGAGCTTATAATTAGTCGATAAGTTTCGTAACGAGTTTCTATGTTTGATAAATGATCGGAGAGTTTACGCCACTCTTCCATTTGCCATTCATAAGGAGCCATGTGTTCTAAGTCAGTTTCAGCTTCTCCAAATGGAAAGATGAGATAGACTAACTTACAAAAGTCATATCTATTCTCATCAATCATCTTTTTAAATAGTGCTGCTTGCTCTTGAGTTACTCCGCTCATAAATTATCCTAAAGGTGGTGGTGGCATTGGTGGAGGAATGGGGTACTTTACTACGGTAGAGGTTTCTATGACAGTCATCGTACTACCGATTAAGTGTTCCCACATTATTGTAAGACCTTCTTCTATCTCTTGTAAATTGTTTGAATGAAAATAATGTTCTTTACCTTGAGGGGTATTGACTTTTAGATTGTAATAGCTTTCAGCAGTTCGACTCTGTAGACAGAAATTTATTTTGTTATTATGCAATTCATTTAATATTTCTAATATCTTTTTCACCCATTGACTCCTTTGTGTCGGGTTTATTTTTCTTTTCTATCTTCACAACTAATCCTGTGTTATACGCTTGCTTTAATCTCCTCATCCAATTAATAACTTGTATTGGAGATGGTGGTCTTCCAAACTTTTCCACATAGTCATAAGCTAGACCTTCAGTTTCCATTTTGATCCATGTATTCAGTCTTATCCTTTTACCTGTAGTATAGTTAAGCATTTCAGTTAATGGATTATCATCGCTCATAATACTATCCCTATTGCTCTAAATACTACATACCATAAAGCACAAGTTACAATAAGGAAAATAGATAACACTATTAACCAGAACACAGGCTCATACCAAGATGGCTCTATAGGGTGATTATCCCATTTGTATTTATACTCTTTCATACTTCTAACCTGCGCTTCATTCTTTGTTCACTTGTCTCAAGATTAAACTTACGTTTTTAATCCATACATTAACAAAATCAACATACTCTTGGTTTGTTACTTGCTCTTTACCTTTGAAGAATTTAAGTTTAGCACTATTAAAAGATAATTGAATCTTCTTAAATACTTCTCTAAGTGCTAAAGGTTTAAGTCGATCAATGTTAGTAGCTTCTCTTTCAAACTTAGCAAGGCTTATAACTACTTCACTTAATGGTTTACCTTTCCATCTCTTCTTAGTATTCACTCCTAAAAATTATACACTTCATCTCGCTCTCCTCCATACATCATCAATATCGGCTTCCTTTTCAGTGCCTTTGTAATCATAGTATTTAATTATGTCACCGTAACGAGACAAGTAATAGCGTTTCTTTTTATTATCACCAATAAAAATAATGTTACCCTCATTAAGAGTATCTAAATATTCTACATCTGCTTTTTTATATAAGTAATGAACCATTACTCTATCTCCGCAAATTGTTTTTCATCAAACCACTCATCACACTTCTCACAATATATAAGTCCATCTCTTCTAACAAGTCCCTCGTTCTCTTCATTGCATCCACTATTAAGCATCCTCTGATTCCAATAACGTTTAGTACCGTCAGGGAGAGTCTCTAATAAATAATCAAAGAGTTTACGTTTCTTAGTAGCTACTACAAATTCAGTCTCATACTCAGGTCTAATACCTTTATGGAGTAACATCTATAACCTCGGCTTGTGTAATAGTTTTAACTTGGTCATCAGCTCTCTTAGCCGAAGCTAATAATAAATTAGCCATGTCTTTAGTAACAGAGTGTTCAACTTTCGTAGTATTTTTAAACATCTCTTTCTCTTTACCTGCAAGCTCAATACCTTTCATCTTGTCGTGGAACTCATACTCTATCATCTCACCAATAATAATTTTAGTCTCGACTCCATTTATGTCACTCTCTTTAGACCATATATTTTTAACCTTCATCTTTTTAATACATCGACGAGCCTCAGGACTTACATTATATAAATACTTTTATAAGTACCATCTGGATTCATTACTTCAATAGGATCAAACTCTGCTATCTCCTTGGCTCTCTCAAACACTTCAGTCGCATCGTAACCATACTTCACAGCCGAAAGCCCAATGAGCTTAGTTATACAATTAGCAATGTCTTTACGATGACGATAAGAATAACCAACAGAATATTTTATACCTGACTCATCACAAGCTTGCTTAATACTTTTACACCTCATGAAAGAATTTATGAAAGCCAAGATAGTAGGCTCTCTTCTATGTTTGTCCTTAAGAGTGGAGTCCATTATAAACTCTGCCTCGTTTCTCTCAATCTCTCCATCATTTTTAATTGGTATAGGTATTGGCATGGTCATGTCTTATTCCTCGTAGGATTTTTCGCTATATAATATTTTAAAAAATTATATAAGGGTTAGTCAATTTTCTTCATTAGAGTGGTGAATCAGTAACGGTACAATGTTACTAACAATGTTCTATAGTAAGAAGTTAATCAAAAATTGCGTAGGGTATCTGTTGCACCCTTACACACATCCTACAGCTTTGCTTTTTGACCACCCCCCTTCAATTTAAAAACTCTCTATCAAAATCTCTGGAATCTCCGAACATTGTATTGAACATTGTATCTACCTGTAATCTTATTAATATACTAAGAGCTATACAATATCAACAACTTAGCGAGGCTCTCACAGCCCTTCTAAGCCCTCCAAACAGTATGACCCTACTATAGGTATGGCTTATATCGTTACAATGTAATGAACATTGTACTCTAAGTAGTTGAATTGTTCATAACATTGTACCGTTATCTTTAATTATAGGGAACAATGTTAAGGCTTGAAAGGTGCCCCCTTCATCTCTTTTAAGACTACAATGTTCATTAAGACTACAATGTTCATTAAGACTACAATGTTCATTAAGACTACAATGTTCATTAAGACTACAATGTTCATTAAGAGTTCTACGTTCTGTTATAAGAGTTCTACGTTCTGTTATAAGAGCTATAAGAGTTCTAAGCATCTCTTATAACCCCCTATGAATAAACTATTGCAAGTTGCCAAGGGAGAACAAAGATATAACAAGCTCTATAACCACTTAGAACCATTGAATTGACACTATGCACTTGTATAATAGTGAAAAAAGGGCTACCATTGGAGAAGTCAAAAAACGACTAAAGAGACGCTTTATTTTATTAAAATAAAAAGCGGCTTTTAAGTCTTTTAGATTACGCCTCCAATGTTACCCGTTACTACTAACTCCCTATATAAAGATAAAAGACTTAACAGCGTTGTTAAAACAATGTATATGTAATTAAGCCTACCCTTGGCTCTTAAGAGCTATTGTAAAGATTACATACGGTACTATTTAGTGCTTGTAACAATGTTATGAACAATGTATATTACTTATAAAGACTAATAACCGCTGCAATTAAGCAGCATTTATAAGAGGACGATATTATGAAAACACTACTATTACTTACATTGTTAACTATCACTACTGCACAAGCTAACGTAGTCTGTAAAAAAAGACGGACGTTACTGGCGACCGTCAAACGCTACAGCTATTAAGATAGCCAAGGTATTAAAGGTTAAAACTTGTTCTGGTAAACGCTTTCAAGCTGTAGTTAAGCAAGCCGGTTTAACTACTAACGTTCCTGTCACAGTTAAACGTATGACAGTTAAAGAGCTAGCAGCATCTTTGAAGGTTAAATAATTCTACTGATGATCGGTTAAGCCGTGAAACGCTGCCAAGGTGGCAGCGTATAGAATCAAACTAAATAGGAGACGATAATGACATTAAGTGAAGCTATCAATGAGTCGAAAAGACTAGTACATCTTAAAAATGCCGCAGTATCTTGGCAAGTTATCAAGGCTTATAATGTTAAGATTGAAAATCTTAAAACATTGTTCAAAGATGAAAATGAAAAGGCATTAAAACAAGTTCCAACTATCAGAGAAGCTTTAAAGTTTCATTCAAGTAAGGGTAAAACTTATTATCCTGAGAATTTAATGACTGACTCTGATATAATAGAAGAATGGTACCATCCTGAAAATGAAACTAAGACTGAAATATTTAGATATATTGAAATAAATTCAGTGGGATATTAAATAGGAGACGATAAAATGAGAACGATAAGCTTTAAAACTAAGAATAGAGATATCCAAGCTTTCCAACATAGTAACAGTTTTGGAGATCAGGATATAACAGTACTTGACATCTCCAAAAATGATTCATCCCTTCAGTATTATGGGGAGATGCTTATTGTTAATACTGAACTCGAAGGTAATTGGTGCGAGTTCACCGAAAAGAATATTAAACAAATGTTAAAAGATATGTGGATTGAATTATGAGAGAGCTAATAGGAGACGATAGAATGAAAACTTAATTAAGGCACTAAGAGAAGACACTAAGAATAAGATTGATAACGCTATTGAATTATTCAATGATGAGTTAAAAGAGAGTGATAAACTTACCAGTATTGAACAGTACACATTGAATAGATCAATACCTTATAAGAGAAGTAGAATAGCTCAAGTTCATACTAAGCTTAAAGCGCATTATACTAAGCAACTTAATATCGAGCTTGAAAAGATTGAACGGTTGAATGATGTTCCTGATAGTTTACCTAATGACTTAACTTTAATCATTAACTTTATAAGTCTAAAACGTGGGGTTATTGTCCTAAAGGTAGCGATAATTACGGGCATGAGACTAGCTCGATTACAGGCTGCGGTTACTGTAAAGAATCAACCGCTACTGCTCAATTACTTAATCAAAATGATATTATAATGAAGCAACTTTATAAGGCTAAGAATAAGCCAAGGAATTTAAAACAATCTAATTCTGACACCCTTGGTTACGGTAGCGGTTACGGTATTACGCCAAGTTTTGAAAATGGTGTAGGTATTAATTGTCACGTTAGAATTTTAGAAAAGCTAGGTTATAAAGTTATTCAATCAGGTAACGACTCCACGACAATTTTTAACAGTGAGGAACAAATGAATAAAGACTTAAAGAATTGTATAAGAATAATCGAGTCGTTATGTGGTGACATTGAACTAGTTAGTTTTGGGCTAGCTCCTAATCCTAACGGTTTTTTGTTATGAGGTACATAACGAAAGCTTATTCAATACTAAAGAATTAAAGGCACTTGATGATGCGCTTAATTATCTAACCGGTGAAGAAGAAGACACTATAAAGGAATTATACTTATGAAAAAAGAGATAATTAAAATTAACTATACGGCTGAAATAAGTTTAAAGCGTTTGAACGATGTATTAACAGGAGCGTTTGAAGGGGGTTCAAATTATTGGATAGAGCAATGCGTGGCTAGTAAAGGTAAAATACTAGACTGTATAACAAGTCAAAATGAATATGTAATGATTAAAGAGAATGATAGGGATGAGAATATCTATAGGGTAGCCAAGAATGACGTAATTTTAGCAGCTCAACTTATGGCTTTACAATACCCTTGGTACTTTGAAGACATACTAAAT